GTATAATCCAATCCATCAATCTCTACTTCCCATAGCTCAAAGAGACCATCACTTAGGGTCATTGTTTGGGGAACCACTGAAGAACTTATTGTGTACTGGATTTTATTTCCAACGATGGAAGCGCTAGATGTGGATACAATTTCCGTTCCATCTTCATCCAAAAGTTGATATGTGGCGCCGGTCGGAGTTACTTCCGCACCATTGCGATATATGATAAGCTCCACGATTTGGGTTTTCCCACGTTGTATCATCTGGGGAACCCTTATCCGTGGGGCATAGTATGTATCAAGAAGCGCCATCATTCAATCCTAAGTCTGTTCAAGTACAACGGCCCAATTGCTTCCATCACATGCAATCAATGCTGCTTTTCCTGCTCCAAGATTCGGAGTAGCAATAACATCGACATCATCGGCATCTTTTACATTTATGGTATTGGCTGAACTACTTCCACAAGTAATCCAAAAATAAGCGCCGTTTTTTAATACTGGAAGCTTCACAACAGCCACCGAACCTTTATTGTTGGTTAGAACTTGATATTGTGAATCTCTATACGTTAATGTTTTGTCTGCTGTTATGGTTTCAATGTTGATTCCATCTTTAACGCATATTGGTCTTGGTACTGTAAAGGCTTGTTTTGCATTATATTCTGCCATTTCGAAATCCTATTGGTTGAGGTTATTTCCCGCTGTTTTTGCGGTCGTGGCGTATAGCGACATCGGCGGCTATTTTGCGCGCTTCTGTCTCACTCATCTTACCACCATTTTTCTTTGATTGTTCCATCAATCTTTTGGTAAATGCTTCAAACTTTTCCCTAGACATCTCTTTTCACCTTCTTGGCTTTGGGTTTGGTTCCATCAATAGTCACCGGACCACCAAGCTCGATATATTTTTTCATCATTTCCAGCTTATTCACATCTGCATCATATAGCTTCTTGATTCGTGGGGTCATGTTCTTTCCCTCGTTTCGTTCCACGCGCTTTTCTTGCATATCGACAAAGAAGGAAAGTATATCCATATCCGGGAAATCAATCACACCTTCTTCCATAAGCTGAACACGCCAATCATCAAATGATTTCTTATCCATCTTCCACACAACACGGTTTCCAATAACTTTTGGAGATTCCCACACATTGGAATAATAGTATCCCCCACTTCTTGTCAGGTGTCTCGTTTGATACCCAAGGTCCCACTCGAGAACTTCAAACCCATCATCCATCATACGAACACGCGCCATTTGGGAATCCGTCCCACCACGTGGAACCATCCGGACCCCATTCACGCCAGCAAGTTCAAAGAGACGGCGGAAGGTGGGAACGAACATCCACTTTTCACGATGTTGGATAAACTCCCAACATGTGTTTGGGTGGTGCATATACCAAAAAGGCTGGTTTGGTTTGATGGGTAACGCGCTTGTTTTGCTTACATCGGCACCCGTCCAAGGTTGGTTTGTCATGGTTTTTTCCTAGGTTCATGGTTATTAAAAAGGGATGGTGGGGGATATACTCCCCCCAAAGGCTTGGGGGCTTGGAACCATGAAAACAGCCCCTAAGCCACCCATTCAATTATGTTATGCGTCTGTGGAGATAAGAACACCACGCGCTTGTTCTACGATAGCCGCTCCGGTGTATGCCGTTCCAACAACCTTAGTCAAGCTGAACGCTGAATCACGTTCCAGTTCCACAAGTACGGGGGTTCCCGCTGGACGAATTTCACCGCTTGGAGCTGCAAGAGGAACCGGTGTTCCAAGTGCGTAACCAATAGCACCCGCTGAGAACATAGCGCCTTCACGGTCTCCACCATTTTGTGGGCAGAAAGAAGACTTATGGATTTGAACACCCATGAAATCCCCAACAAATCCTTGGCCAAGACTCTTCATAAGTTCGTGGTGTGCTGGATTGAAAGCGATAGCGTTTGCGGTTTCATTACGGATTGAAGATTGAAGGTCTGCAATCTGGCGTGGGTGAAGAACTGCGAAAAGCTGAGAAGGGTTATCCGCGATTTCAAGAAGATACAAAGCGTCCATGAAATCATCCACGGACATATCTACACCGGGGTTTCCAGCGGAAGAAGAAAATCCGGTGAATGTTGCGCAAACCATTTCCATGAAACGAGATTCGAAAGCGCCCGCCATAGATTCAGCAAGACGGAAAACGTCAATGTCGTTTCCAAGCTTTGTCAATGCCGCCAAATCTGTGATGTCATATCGAAGCCCGATACGTCCCACTGTAATGTCTTCTGTTGCCATTGTGAGGTTGGAAGAAGTGATTTCCGAACCATCACCCACGGTATTCATGGCTTCATAGCCATCTAAGCCCGCGTAACGAAGCGTAATCGCATCTGAGCCGATTCCCGCCACATCTCCAGCAAAGAGAAGTGCTCCAGAATTACGAATGGAAGCCGCATCATGTAGAAGAGCACGAACTTCGTTTTCAATCATTGCATCAAGGCGTAAACCGCCAGTGTGTAATGCACTATAATCAATAGTAGCCATTTTATTATCCTATTATATGGTATTGGGTTATCCGTGGTTCCTTCGTTGTTACGGGTACGACCCTAACCACACAATGTCTATTATACAAGGTTTTTGTATCCTGTGTATAACCTGTGTATAACTTTTTTTCATAGCCTGTGAATAACTTGTGGAAAACTTTTCTGAATCGCTGTTTTGGCTATCTGGAATGGTGGTTTGGCCTGTGAATAACCTGTGAATAACTTTTTTCATAGCCTGTGGAAAACCTGTGGAAAACTATATTCCACGCCGTTGGAATAAGTCGATACACTTGGCTATATCTTCCGCTTCTGAATGTTGGGAACCACAGAAGGAAATAATCGCCTTCTTGTTTCTCAAGTTGGTGATGTTGTCACACGTTGTCCCACTCACTTCACCCGTGGCGCTATTGGTTTGAGTCATACACATAAGTTCCCTACAAAGCCCATCCCCTTTCTTCTCGATAAACTTGGGTTCACAAATGGGAAGCACCACATCCAATTTCCCCAGCTCCTTGGCCACGGGGTCGGCGGGAACCACGATGGGAACCGGCGCTTCTTGGGTTCCCTTCATAAGTCCAAACGTCAGGGAACCACCCACAATCATTCCACCAATAATCAAGCCAATCATTTCTAACATTTTCATATCCTTGTATATAAAAAGGGGTGGGGCACCAACCCCACCCCAACAGGAGAACAATGGAGGATTAAACAGAAACCGCCACGGTAACAGTAACACCAACGGCGCTTTCTACAGTGATTTTAGTTGTGGAAGAATAAACAACGTCCAATTCAATCTTGTTTCCACTTGCATCCATTGCGGATACATGAACAAGTTGCTTCCCAAGATTGTGGGTGATACTTGTTGCAGTATTCGCGGAAAGTGTGATGGATGTTTCATATCGCAAGTCTTGAAGGCGAAGTGAGAATTCACCATTTGATGAATTGTAATTGATAAGCTCATCTGATTGGCTTGATACGGTTACAGCACCACGAACGCGTGCATCTGTATAGTACAAGTTAGAAGAACCTTCGCTCACTTGGTCAGTATTCGCGGAAAGTGAGAACTCACCATATCCATCATAGCTAAGACCAGTTCCAGCGGTGAACTCGCTAGTTACATCAGAAATAAGAACTTTGAAAGCCCCGGTGGAAGAATTGTACTGGAGAAGGTTTCCATCAGGTCCCGCCACGGTTTCCGCTGAAACAGCACCGCGCGCGCGCGCTTGTGTGAAGTACTCGTTTGTTCCTTCTGCCACGTCTGAGGTTGTACCACTGAAAGAGATAACACCATTGGAAAGTCCAATAGCGGTTCCCGCGCTGAAAGCTCCACGAACGGAAGATGTGGAAACAAGAAGGTCCCCACTTGTGGAATTGTATGAAAGAAGGTTTCCAACGGCGGAATCCGCTTGAACACTTCCACGTGCACGGGCTTGTGTGAAGTACTCGTTTGTACTTCCTTCAGCTACATCATCAGAAGAACCATTGAATGAAATGGTGTTTCCACTGATTCCAATAGCGGTTCCGCCTTGAAGGTCAATGGCAATTGCACCGGTTCCACTTGTGTAAGAAATACCAGTTCCACCGGAAAGAGCTCCACGCGCGCGTGCATCTGTGAAATATAGGTTGGATGTTCCTTCTGCTACATCATCAGTATCCGCATCCAAAGAGTATTCACCGACACCATCGTATGATAGACCAGCTCCCGCCGTGAACTCACCAGTTACATCAGAAAGAAGAACCTTCATTTCACCGGTTGAAGAGTTGTATTGCATCAAGTTGGCATCAGGTCCCGCCACACTTTCCAATGAAATAGCGCTTCTTGAACGGCTATCAGTATAATAAAGATTGGAAGAGCCTTCTGTGATTTCATCACTTGTTGCATCCACTGCGAAAGTGATTTGACCATTGGAAACACTTTTGGAAAGTCCGGCTCCCGCTTCGATGTTGGCGCTGATTGTAGCGTTGGAAGCATTGACAGAAATTCCATCACCAGCTTGGAGAACCGCGCCCACTTCCGCCGCGCTCAATGGGCTTTCAATCTGGGTGTAGTTTGCCGCGCTTGAACCATTGGCCCCGCTTACAATATAAGTTTCAGTTCCATCGCTTGGAGCTGTAAGAATGAGAACGTCACCTTCTTGAAGTCCCGCCGCCGTGGATGATTCGTTGGCGATGAAGTTAGCCAATGAAGTTTGGGTGTTATCCACGTGAACATCTGTGATGGCAAGATTCGAGATGGAAAGCTTTCCGCCTGATACTGAAAGCATCGAAGAAGAACCATCCGCGATTCCGTCAATGAATGAAAGACCGGCTACATCTTGTTTTCTTACAAGGTGGTTATTCTCGGTGGGTGCATTGTCACATTTTACGCCACCTTTAAAGATGACTTCTGGGTTATAAAATTGCATGGGTGTAATACTCCATAGTGTGGTTGGTTAGGTTAGGTATACCGTACCCGTTACCGTGGTACAAAATGTAATGGTGATGGAATTGGAAAAATATTGTATGTCCCCCATAATCACTTCACCACTAGAATCTACTATAATCACGCGGGGTTTATGACTGAAATTATGGGAAATTGATACACTAGATTGATTCAAGAATTCCGTGGTGGTTTGGGTAATCCCCCCACCACCGGGGGAATAAATTGGGATGGCCATGGTTCCTTCCTATTGTCTATTCAAAGATAAGATATATCGTAGCGGTTCCGGTGGAACTTGCGATGAATATACTTCTTTCTTGTGCGGTTTGTACTGGATTGTATTGAATGATTGCATCCACGGGATGGGGGAACGCGTGGGAACTTGGGGAAGCTCCATCCGTTCCATCATAGGAAAACAATACATCTTGGCCCGCTGGTTTCACCGTTACAAGTTTGGCCCATTTGGGAAGCTTGAATTCTTGGTTTGTTACTCCAACACTCGCTTGTTTCCATGTGGCGCCACCATTGGCCCAATTCAAAGTTGTTAAATCTATAGCTGCCATTTTGGCACCCCCTTATTTTCTTCTTCGGTTAGTTTTGGTTCTTTGTCCCCTTTTGGGACGGGTTGGTTTTTTGCGCTTCTTCCCAACCATCGATAAAGCTATAGCAATGGATTGCTTCATGGGCTTCCTCTCGCTTCTTAGCTTCTTGATTTTTTTGGATAATGCGCTTGATTTTTTTCTTGGTGTTGCCATTTGGCGTTCCCTCATGAAGATAGTATTCACCATCTATTTGGTAAGCGGTGATGTCTCTTATCATTGTTTAAATCTGTTGTTTCTTTTAGCATAGTACGCTTTTCGAAGTTCCGCGCGGTTTTGTTGGTAGAACTCGAAGTCAGAAGCCGCACGTTTCCAAACGTCCCCACTTGTGGAATGGTTTTGGGTTTGGGCTACACCTTGATTGGTGGATGGACGTGGCGTGGATTGTATAGGCTCACCAAGGCTTTGGATTTGGCTTCTATCCACATTGGCGGGGGTGGATTCTTGGGGGGTGTCTTGTGGGGCTTCTTGGGCTTGGAAATATGGCTTCAAAACCGTGGGAACTTCTCCACCCTCTTTCATGGTTGCCATCCATTCACCCATGGGAATTCTATCCTTCTTGGCTTTGGAATCCATGGCTTTGTTATACTGCCATTCTACAAGGTCCCTCACTTCGGGGTCCGTGATTCCTTGGGCGGCTATTGCTTGGTGCCGTTCATATCTTTGGTTTGATACGGCTAGTTCATCCTGGAGTGTTGCAAGCTGGGACGCCATCGCTTCCGCTCCTTTTACTTTGGAACTCATATCTTCCAATTGGCTTTCCAATTCGGAAACACGTTTTTCCGCGCTTCTTTTGGTTTCCGTGACTTTGGATAGACGTTCTCTCACGATTCCATCCACTTCACTTTTGAGGATATATTCTTGGCCTTCATGGGTTATTGTTTTCATGGTTTATACCTTGGTTGGGGTTATGCAAATTCTATTTTTTGTTGTCTGATTGTTCGTAGTTTTTGAATGGCTTCTTCTTCCGTTGCCAAATCGGGGTAGAGCTTAAACATAGCATCCACCGGACTCAACAAACCCTTATCCAATAGCGCGATGATGTTTTCACGCTGGGACTTTTGTTCCATCTCGGAAAGCTCGATGGACTCATATTGGATAACATAGCCGGTTTCTGGATATGATGTTTTCAAGATGGCGTTGGAAATCATGGCGGCCTTCTCGATGGCTTCTATATCCGATACTCTGAACACCGGTTCATATCTTTCTTGGGCTTCCCTCATGCTTTCCTTACTCATCGCGATTGAATAACCACTTCTTGGGTCACTGGAAACCTTTTGAACGGAAGCGGGGTCTATCCCCATTTGTGTGGCCAATCGTCTTTCATAGGTGGTAATAGCTCCCAACATTGTGGCGGGGTCACTCATACCCGCTTGGAACTGTCCAATCAATGGTTGGGTGGTGCTGTCAGGGTCTGCCGTGAAACATAGAATGGATGATGGGTCCGTGGAAACACTCATTCTTTGGGAAGCCATGTTGGTGTCCATCGTGTTCAAACCCGCCAATTGTAGGGAAGCTACATAGCGTTGGGGAAACGATGCATCGAACATTAAGTGCTTAAGATATGTGTAGTATGTGCTCGCCACCATGCTTCCTGCCACCACTTCCGATAGCTCATAAGGGGAAAACAGTTGTCCATCTATGGCGGCATGATAAAATACCCATGGAAGAAATGGTTCACCCTTGGAATCTCGATATGGATAATTCCCCCCACTCATGTTTCCACCCAAAAAAATATCCGTCATCTCTTCACCCAATAGCCCATCCGCTTCCACATGATGAACTTTGTATTGGGGATTATTCTTGTCCCTCAAATCATAGACATCCGCCGTCCAAAACATTTCACCGGTGGAATCATTCTTTCGTAATCTCAATTCATAAAGATAGTTGGGTTTCATTGGGTCCCCAGCTGGGGCCGTTGCAAAAACCATATCCGGGGTGACGGGTCGGAACATGATTTGGTTGGAATCTGAAATGTCTATTCGCATCAACATTTCACGAAGTCCAATTGTTTTCATCTGAAGGGATGCCATCATTTCAAAATAATGGGACTTATCCAAAGCACCTTGGGGGCCAATATATTCACGCGCGGCTTCTGCGTTCTCTCTTTCAATCCCCACGGATGGCTTCCGTGAATAGAGAACGGCCAAGGCTTCACATCCTTGTTTGAAAACGTTGGATGATGTGTCCAAGGCTCCCCAAATCGCGCGCCTATCGAGCGCCACGGAATCCGTTATGAAGTCTTCCAAATCGGAAGCCCAATTTCCTTCCAACAATCTTCTTCTTCTTGCTGTTGTTTCACTTCTATCATTGGATGCCTTATCTGGAAAGATTGGCTTTGCTGGCATTGTTAACATATCTATTTCCTATGAATTGGGATTTTTGAAAA